TTCTCTTCAGCTGAACCCATTGTCATAACACCACCCTCAATACTACCACCAGCAGCGAACATCTCAGCTGCCTTTTTTAAAGTACCTGTTCCTGGTATTTTATATAATGCTGAACCTATCCATGAGTCTGGTGATGGTAACAACTTACCAATCATGCTCATAAATGCGTCACCAATGTTAGGTAAGTTAAACATACTATCTCCATCACCAAAAGTAAATAAACCTTTAAACCAAGCTATTGCATCCTTGGCTGTATCAATTATAAACTCACCAAGACTAAATGGTTCTAAATTACCTTCTTCATCTTCACCAAAACCAAATATACCTCGTATGAAATTGATTGCTAAATTGTAAGGTAGTAATACAATGTCTATTAGTTTTGTAGCAAATCCTTCTGGACTATCTGGGAATGAAAATAAATCTTTTAGGAATGCAAATGGTGCTTCTAATTTACCTTTAATCCAATCTACAATACCTGTAGCACCTTCTAGTAAGAATGTACCTGTTTCACTAAACCATGTGCCAACAGCTGTAAAAGCAGACATGACTTTCTTACTAACGAAGTCATATGCGCCTGTAAACCCTTCTACAATAAATTCTCCTGCGTCTGTAAAGAATGTTGTTATACCAGTCCACATCTCATTTAATTTACCTAGTACCCATGCACCAGCACTATCATAAGGAGCAAAGTTTACACCAAACATTTCTAAAACATTTGTAATTAAACTGTCACCTATGCCTACTATAAATGAACCGAAGTCTGTAAAGATACCACCTAATGCTGTAAGTTTATCTAATACTGTGGCATCTGACCCATCAGCATTTTTACCGCCAAAGATAACTAGAATTTTATCGTAAATACCTGTGAATAAATTTGATAAGCCATCAAAAGCATCCTTTACAAAATCTATAGCATTTGTTATGACATTATCTCTAATAAATGGCCATACGTTGTCGTATAGATATGTGAAAACAGTTTTAACACCCTCAAATGCTTTTGTAGCAAGGTCTATTGCAACTGGTAATACGTCCTCTTTTATAAACTTTAATACAGGTGCAAGAATAGGAACTAATTTATCACCAAACTTTAAAAGAGCTGCAAAACCACCTATTAGTAATGCAAGACCTAGTTTAGGTCCTGGTTTAGGTATTTTAAAAGGAAATCCACCACCCTCACCTGTGTCATCAGGAACTGGATCATTACCTTGACTATCTGGTTCAAGTAAATCAGCGTCAGCGTCTGCAACCATTTCATCTGCTGTAGGTCCCTCTACTCGTGGACCTGTGTATGCTAGTTCTACTAATTGATTGATACCATCTCTGATTTCTTCAAAAATTGCCCTCAATGAGTCCATAGGACCCATAGTCTCAGCAGGTACTATATCGTTGCCTTGACTATCAGTATCAACTGGTACCATACTCGTGCCAGTACCTGCATATGCCATTTCATCTGGCCCTGCTAGTTTAATAGGTGATAGAGCTCCTAACATTTACTTTTTACCCTTACTTGTTCCTGCATATAACCCAAACCATGCTGCCCCAGCACCAACTACAATTGATACTAAACCAGACTGTTCGAAGGTCGGTGTTGGTAAATTCATAAACCATATTGTTACTTTGTACAGTAGGTATATGTAAACTGATAGAAATAATCTAGGAAATATACGCCATTGGTCTACTGCATGAGCAAGGTCTATTAAACCTTGATATCTATTCTTACTAGAATCAACGGTAGATGTATCTATTTCTAACTCTAGATTTACTTTTTTAGTTTCGGTCATTTTCTACTTGCTTCCTCTTGTTTTCTTTTTTCGTTTTGTTCTTTTATCCATGTTATCAACATATCAACATAAATGTCCCTTTCCCAGGGCATCATATTTTCAATCTCTGTCAAAGAGTATTTATGATGTTGCATTAGAGAAAAAGTTGTTTCAAAATAATTCTCTAAATTATTGTGAGAAAGGGCTATGCGAAAAAATCGTTTAGTCCCATCAAAGTAACATCACTACTCTTTTTAGTCTTAGGATTCTTTACCTTAATTGTGTGTTTCAACTTAGGCATAGTATCAAAAAACTTTTGTACTTGTTGAAATTGACCTGTATTCATTGATTCAACAAATTCAGTCAACTCTTTTTTAGTTTGGTCTTTTGCTTGATAGACCTTTTCACCTTTATCTTCATATATCTGTAATATACAACTGCCGACTACTTCTAACATATTACTAGCATTTATAGTTTGAATGCCACCCTCTTGAAAAGAATCAATAGTAGGATATGTCATAATCATTCCCATACTATCTGTCAATTCAATTTTGTTAGTGTGTTCATCATCAACTTGTACTTCGACCTCTGATAAGTCAACCTCAACATCAGCGTAAGTTTTCTTGTCATCAGGACATAGTAGTTTTAATTTAGAAACTTCGCCAACAGATTTAGCTCGTATATTTAAAAAGATATACTCTACATCAAACATAGGTAAGTTTGCTATGTCTAATTTATTAAAAGTACATTCTGATACAATGTCTTTTACTGCATTGACAATTTGTCCATTGTCTTTGCTTTCCATTGCAATCATAAGTATCTTTTCTTCTTTAACCAAGAACGGACGATATTTTATTTTCTCATCTGTACTCGGTACTTCCAACTCATATGTTGGAGTGTTCAGTTTTGGTAATGCCATTATTTAATCTCCTTTATTATATAAAATTATGTAAATGGTGGGAATAGTTTCCCTCTAAACAGTCTCCCTATGGGAACCTGTCGTTTAGCAGAATTAAATACTTCTCTTCCTGCTCTTTGTAATTCGATAGGTAATTTACCGAATAATCCTGTATCTGGACTTCTTTGTTCATGTATAGTTTGCATAGAATTGCCATAAGTCATCCCTGCAACATGGTCAGTTGTAAGATTGTACCATTGTTTGTATGCGAATCCTACACTTACTTTTACTATCTGATTTGAAGAGCCGTAATTATAATCTACAGCACTCAATGTTTGAGGATAAACCTCTGTTGCTTCTATACCATATGTTGGCACATCTCTATCACCTTCACCGTCTAGTGAACCTAATTGATAGATATGCATTTTGCCTGTATAGTCATCATAGTATTTTGCTTCATTCGTTAAGTTATTGTGTGCCATTTTCATCCACAACTCCATAACTTGTCTTTCTCTTAAATACTTATCTGCATAAAAAGAAGCATTGATTGTACCTGCATATTGATGGCCTACAACCATATCAACTTCTGGTTCATTACCAAATGCTTTCTTTTGTGTAACTAAATCTTTACCTGGCATTGATATACTATCACAATGAATATTTAATTGTCGTCCCATTTGCACCACTAATTGTTGCATAGTAGCAGCATCAGGATTAACTGCCTGTGCACCACCTGATTGACCAGGCGCTGTTGTTTTATTTGTTTTTTGTCCTGCTAATTCAGCTAAACTTCCTGGAAAGAATAACTTAATAGCAAATCTTGCTGGTCTAGCATATCCCTCTGATTTTGCCATCGCAGCTCTAAAACGACCAATAGTATTTTCTGTATTTGCTCTTTGTGTAATTCTAGGATCTCTATCAACATTATCAAGACTTTTGTCTCTAGGAAATCCTACTCTTATGTCAAAAGGACCTACTCGTTTACCTGCTCTAAAAATAGCCATTAATAAGGACTCCCTTTTTGAAATCTTGCGACTGGTAAAAATATTGCAATTGCCATTTCATCTGGTGTTATATTTAAAAATGATGACCTGACTTGACTATACAAATAATGTTTAATTGTTTTCTTGTAATATCTACCTGATAGTTCACCAATATTGTATCTTGTATTTTTATCATATCTAGAATTATTAGCAAATTTTGATAGTTGTCTTAAAAAGTTTACTCTAGCACCTGGTTGCAAATAATGAAAATTGATACCATAGAATCCGCCTTTTGCAAAGTCTATAGGAAATATCAAAGGAAATCTATCATAATAAGGTAGTGTTGCTTTATGTTTAGGGTCATAAGCAAATAAATTCATAATACCATATTTAGGTGCCACAGTTGCTTTTCCTTGATTAATTAGACTTCTAGCACCTGGTTGTCTTGTCATTGATTGTACCTGTTTTCTGTACCAATCATATGATTTAGGACCAGTTGTCGTGTCTAGTATTTTATCGAATACAGTTGCCATACTACTATTTATATTGGTTTATAGATGGTAATTAACTCTTCCTTACCTTTAACTTTTATTTTATCTACTTCAACTGACTTAATATTCTTTAGTTTTTCGTATGTAAATGACGGATATAATAGTGGCGTAACTTTGCCATTCTTGTCTTTGTAGTTTCTTGTTGCTGCTTCTAGTCTTGCAGCTAAATTTACTGCGTCACCAATAACAGAATAATCTAATCTCATTTCACTACCCATATTACCTACAATACAAGTACCAGTATTGACACCAGAACCTATGTTGATATCTGGTAATCCTTTTTCTTTAAATTCTGCTTTTATCTTGTCTGTTTCTTCAGCACATTCGATAGCAGTTTTAACTGCCATTTCTGCATGGTTCTCACAATCAAGTGGTGCATTCCAAAATGCCATAATACAATCGCCCATATATTTGTCTATTGTGCCACCATTTCGTAATACTATTATACTCATACGGTTTAGATAATCATTGATAACTTCTACAAGACCTTCTGGATCATCTTTGTTTTTATAGTATTCTGAAATAGGTGTAAACCCTACAATATCCATAAACAAGAAACTCATTTCTTTTCGTTCACCACCAAGTTTTAGTTTACTTGGGTCTTTCACTAATATGGCTACTTGTCTAGGGTCTAGATACTTCTCAAATTGTTTTCGTATTTGTTGTTTAAGTCTGAACTCTAATATAAATCTTAGGAATGTAGAATGAAATCCTACTATAAATGCTGTCAATAATATCCATGTAACATCAAATAATACTAGACTTTCAAATGCGATTGTTGTATAATTAAGACCAGCAAATGTACCTGCACCAAGTAATAATGCAATAGACCAGTAAGGTGTAAATCTACAAACTAATACTATAACACATCCTATGGCAAATGCAAGCATTAATTCTATCAATGAATCGTATCTTGTAATAGTCTCGCCGTCAAGTATTGTTTGTAGTGAATTAGCACTTATTACATAGTCATACTTCTCACCAGTAGGTGTTGCTACTATACTAGATGTCCCCTCTGCTGTCAAGGCAATAATTATTGTTGTACCTGCAGCTGCCGAAAAGTCTTGACTTGCTGCTGATATTGTGTTAAACTCTTTGTTCCATCTTAACCATATTCTTGCGTTTGCGTCTGTATTGATTGTTGCATATGCTGGTACCCTCATAGCTGTTACACCAAAATCATCTGCTTTAACTTGATAACTAGGGTCGCCTACTGCAACTCGTATAGTTTCAATTGCCATGTTCGGATAAACTTCATCACCTATTTTCATAAGAAGTGGCACTCGTCTTACAACACCATCTATCTCTGGTGCTGTGTTGATAACACCTACACCTTGGGTACACTTCGAAAGTTCTGGTAATGGTCCTAACATACCAGGCCATTCAAATAAAAACTTTAATGGGTCGCCTATTTTTGCAACACCTCTTGGTACAGGATTAGATGTTCTTTTTTGTGTTGTTCCAACCTGTGCTATAACTGTGCCGTATTCTAGCACACTACAAAACTCCCAATCGCCACCGAATCTATCAGGTTCAGTAAACAATATAGGCATAACTATAATACCTGTTTCTGCTTGTCTTAAATTTACAATCAAGTCTGCCAACACATCTCTAGGCCAAGGCCATTGACCATACTTCTCGATTGCTTCTTCATCTATTGTTATGATTGTAATATCTTGTGATTGTGATTTTTCTTCATTTGCTAAAAGATAGTCAAATGATTTAAGTCTTAAAACTTCTTTCACCCATGGATCTTGTAGACCGAT